TCGAAAAGTATCTTCGTTACAAGTTGATGCTTGGGGATGAAGAACCGAAGCCTACTTTACATAGTCAGAGAAAGGAATAAAGCATGAAACCCGTAAAACTGTCTGAGCAGAGTTTGAAACTCATTGAAACGCTGTGTGGTTACACCGACAAGCCTGATATTCTCAATGCCATCGCAGATGCCTTGTACTACGATGCAGACGAGCTGAAACGCAGGCTCAACCAGCTTGCAGAAGAAATCAAATAAACTGAGCAACCCATTTATTAAGATGGATTTTAGTAAATAATTTTCTGAAGCAAAATTATAAAACCGAATATTTGATTTTTGTGCAGTTGTAGGCACTCTTTACATTTTCAGGTAGGGGGTGCCTATTTTTTATGCAGCCAAAGCAGTGTATCGCCATCATTGACAGCATCAAAGCATATTCAAAGCAGAATCTGACAGAAGCACAGGTCTACGAGGACTGGTTTCAGGCGGTGGTGAACCTGAGAGATGCCCTGCCGCAAGACAAGCGGTTTGATGCCTACAAATACTCTGGTGAGCTGCGTTCTGTCTGTGCAGCCATGATGGGCAAGATGAAAACAGGCGAGGACGTGGCGAAGGTCTATGACATTATCGGTCGGACGTACCTGTTTGAAGCAAAGGATGTGTTTGACAGCTATTGCATCTACCTTGAATGGAACCGTGCACCGGAAAAGAAGTTCTATCAGCCACGAAGAAAGGTGTTAAGAACCGTTGCAAACGCCCTGCAAGACCTTGCGGATGACAGGCTAGACTTGCTGGCAATTTCGATGCCCCCCGGCTGTGGTAAGACGGCTCTGGCTATTTTCTATCTGACATGGCTTGCCGGAAGAAGCCCTGACGAACCGATGCTTACGGGTTCTCACTCTAACAGCTTTGTGCGTGGCGTTTATGACGAATGTTTGCGTATATTCGACAAGGACGGAGAGTATCTGTGGAACGATGTTTTCCCGGACGTTACTGTGTCGAACACCAATGCGAAGGACTGCCGAATCGACTTGGGCAAGAGAAAGCGCTTTGAAACGCTGGAATTTACGTCTATTGGCACTGGCAATGCTGGTTTGTACCGTGCATCTACGCTTCTCTACTGCGATGACCTTGTGTCCGGTATCGAAGTGGCACTTTCCAAACCCCGCCTTGATAAGCTATGGGAAACGTACACTACCGACCTTAGACAGCGTAAAATCGGCAACAAGTGCAAGGAGTTGCACATTGCTACACGCTGGTCTGTCCATGATGTTATCGGCAGATTGGAGCAAAACTACGGAGATTCCGACAGAAACAGATTCATTGTTATGCCAGCAATGAACGAAAAAGACGAATCCAACTTCGATTATGACTACGGTGTAGGATATAGCACAGAAACGCTTCGTAAGCAACGTGAAGTCATGGATGAAATGAGCTGGAAAGCACTGTACATGAACCAGCCTGTTGAGCGTGAAGGTCTGCTGTTCCCTGCCGATGAACTGCGGTATTTCAACGGCGTTCTTCCTGATGGAGAACCTGATCGCAAGCTCATGGTCATGGATATTGCATGGGGCGGCGGCGACTTCACAGCCTGTCCTATCGCTTATGTGTACGGAGATGCCGTGTTCATCCCTGACCTTGTGTTCAACAACGGCGATAAGACCGTGACCAGACCGGAAGTCGTGGGTAAAATCATCCAGCACAAAATCAACGTGGTGCGTGGCGAAGCTAACAACGGCGGTGACGAATACTGTGACGTGGTAGACAGCCAGCTTCGGCAGCAGGGCTATCACTGCTCTGTCCGCAGCCAACGCGCTCCCAGTGGGCAAAGCAAGCTGTCAAGAATCATTCAGTATGCGCCGGACATCAAACGGTTCTATTTCCTTGACGAAAAACACCAGTCGAAAGAGTATAAGGCGTTCATGGAACAGGTGACGATGTTCACGCAGCTTGGCAAAGTTCCGCACGATGATGCACCGGACAGTCTGGCACAGCTTGCCGATGAATTGTATAACGGAATCAGTAAAATCGAGCCTGTCAAGAGGCCTTTTTGATTAAAAACACAATATATTGTGTTCGCTGGGTCTATTTATTTGATTTCTCCACTTGACAAGGCTTATAATGTACGCAGGAAGTTTTGCAGCTTCCCTTAAAGGAATAGCTTGCACGCGGGGTTTTGTCATTTTACTCGCGTGCGGGTCAACAAGCATATTCCTCCTTTCACCGGTGGAGGTTTTCTCACTCTTTTGCCTTCACCGGGCTTTATATGTTGCGTTTCCAATTGTAAGGGGAATGCCAGTCTGTCTCCCCCACGGCTGGCAAGCAACGGTTCGATTCCGTTACGCAGCACAACCAACTACCTAGCTTTGCGTGGACTTATTCTCCAAAACCTCCACCGCTATTCCCGGCTCTCAATGTGATGTTTAGGCATGACATTGCAAAGAGCAGCGGTTAACCAATCAAGCCGGGCTTCTATGTTGCATTAGCTCAGTCAGGCTAGAGCACCCGGCTCATAACCGGACATACATTGGTTCAAATCCATTATGCAGCACCAAAATTGCAGCTTACCCGTTTACGTCTGTCCAACAACTGAATGTAAAGGCTGCAATGGTTTTCTTCGGGTGAAGAATAGCACGGCTGGAAGTGCGAACAGTTTCCCAGTAGCTTCTGACAGGTCTGTGCTCAACAGCCTGTTTCCAGAAATTTAACGAAAGGAGCGCTCATGCTAGTTAGAATTTGTTGCCCTTGTATCAGGCAAAACCCAATCTATAAGAACGTCCGCTGCAACCGCTATCTTGGCGAAGTAGACGGACGATACCATTTCAAGTGCGACAGATGCAAGGGCGTTATCGAAGGAGACACAAGGGAAGGATGGGTGAAAATCATCCATCAGCCAGAAAAGTAAATAGCTTTTGAAGCGCAGTTTTGGCGCAGTGAGATAGACCTTAATAGGTTTGTCTTGCTGCGCTTTTTATTTTGCAGGAAAGGAGGAAAACATGGCTGAGTATCAGATGGTCGTTGGCGGTTTTTTGAATAAGCCGCTAACCGGACGTAGACCGATTGAAACGCCGGAAATGGAAATCAATCAGACGAACGTGCTGAAAGTGGTCATGGGCAAGACAGAGCCTATTCATCTGCTGAACAAGAACGAGATTCGCTTTCTGCACAACTACTACTTGGGTAGCCAGCCTGTCCTCCATCGCACGAAGGAATACCACGCTGAAATTACTAACCGCATTGTAGAGAATCATGCCAACGAGTGCGTGGGCTTCTACACAGGATACATGAGCGGCACTCCTTGCTCTTATGTGCGGTCTGAAACGGCAACAGGTGACGGTGAGGAAATCGCCCGCCTGTCAAATGCTTTGCAGTATGAGGGCAAGGATGCGCTTGATCGGCGGCTCTGGCAGTGGATGTTGGAGTGCGGACATGGATACCGCATTGTTCTTCCTGACAAGGGGTACAACGGCAACTACCCGGACGAAACGCCCCTGCTGGTGGATGTTCCTGACCCGGACATGGCGTATGTGATTTATAACTCCGGCATCGGGCACAAGCCCATCGCTAATGTGCTGCACATCCCACGCAATTATCAGAATGACCTGAACGACCTGATTTGCGTATATACGCCAAACCAGTACTTTGAAATCGACAACGGCAAGGTCACGAAGTCTGAGAATCACTCCCTTGGAATGTTGCCGATGGTCGAATACAAGCTGAACCCAGAGCGTATGGGTCTGTTTGAACCGGCAATCCCTGTGCTGGATGCCATCAACGACCTTGAAAGCAACCGCCTTGATGGTGTGGCACAGTTTATCCAGTCCATCATGGTGTTTACCAACTGCCTTGTGGACAAGGATGCTCTTGACCAAGTAAAAGAGCTTGGCGCAATGTGCCTGAAATCTACTTCTGGCCTGCCCGCTTCTGTTTCGCAGATTGCAAACGAGCTTGACCAGCAGCAGAGCCAGACCCTGCTTGATTCCATGTTGAACGTGTACCGTAGTCTGACTGCCATGCCTAGTGCCACTGGCAGCGAGAACGCGACGTCCGACAACGTGGGCGCAGTTATCGTTCGTAACGGCTGGAATCACACCGAAGCAAGGGCGCAGCAGTACGAGAATATGTTCAAATTCGCTGAGCGCCAAAGCCTGTCTGTGATGCTGAAAATCCTGCGTGATACGGCTGGTTCTAGGTTGATGGCAAGTGACGTTGAAATTAGACTGCCGCGTCGTCAATATGACAACCTGCAAAGTAAGGTTCAAGTCTTTATCCAAATGCTTGATTCTTCGGCAGACCCGCATTTGGCTTTTGAAATTTCTCATCTTTATACAGACCCAGAAGCTGCATATCAAGCAAGTGTGCCTTTCCTGATTGCCGCTGGCAAGCTGGGCGAGGACGGGAAAGCACCGAAGCCGCAGGAACAGCCCAAACGGGATGTTACCGACACAAATGTCGGGAACATGGCAGACAAACAGTCTACCGATACCAATAAAGAAACAGAGGGCGAATAACCCTTTGCTATAAACACGGCAGGGAAGCCGGGATACAAATTTCGCAGCGTTGCAGGGAAGCAACGGTAAAAAAACGCAGGAGGAAATTAACGATATGAAACTCAATGTGTTGCTTGGTGATGCCTACAAAGAGGGCATGACCGCCGATGAAATCATTTCTGCGCTTGAAAAGGTTGCAGACCCTAACGCAGAGGTTGAGAAGCTGCGCAACGCCGTGACGAAAGCCAATGGCGAAGCTGCCGAGTATAAGAAGCAGCTTAAGGCAAAGCGTACCGATGACGAGAACGCCGCACAGGAACAGGCTGACAAACTGGCAGAGATGCAGAAGCAGATTGAAGCCCTGACTGCCGACAAGGAAAATCTCGTCAAGGAAAAGACCCTTGCATCTTACCGTGAGAAGTTCGTTGCACAGGGTTATGACGCTGAACTTGCCAACAAGGCTGCATCTGCACTGGCTGACGGTGACATGGACAAGGTGTTCAAGTTCCAGTCGGAGTTTATGACCGCCCACGACACCGCATACAAGGCTTCTTTGCTGAAGGATATGCCCACACCTCCGGGTGCGGATGGTAAGGGTGGCTCTGACAGCGAAGGCGTGGCGTTTGCGAAGAGCCTTGCGCAGCAAAACGCAAATACTTCTAAGGCATCGAGTGACGCAATGAGTGCTTTCCATTAACAAGGAGGAAAATATGAAGTTTACCCGAAACACGGTCAACGGAATCAACGATACCATCCTTGCTTCCAATGACTACACCGCCATCCCCTTTACCGTTGCTGGTACTGACGTGGTAAAGGCCGGTTATCCCATGACGCTGGCTGGCGCGAAAGCTACCGCGTCCGGTGACACTGGCGCAAAGACCATCAACGCCGATGGCATTTTGCTGTATGACGTTGACCCGAACGAGAACCCCAATGCTTCTCTGCTGATTCGTGGCGTTATCGACACCAAGAAAGCAGCTGCAAGTTCCGGCTTCACCTTTGACGCTGACGCAATCAAGGCACTTAAGACCGCCGTTCCCGGCATCTTCTGCCGTGACAACATCAACGTGAACGCTTAATAGGAGGTAAAACAACATGGCACTGAATCTTAAGGAAGTCTTTGCCCCGGCTGCGATTGCCGCCTATTGGACGAATGACCCCACCAACGCGATGCCCTTTGCATCTGATGCGCTGTTCCCCGCAAAGAAGAAGGCTGGTCTCGACCTGAAGTGGCTGCGTGGTCACAAGGGCGTTGGCGTTTCTCTGATGCCCAGCGCATTTGACGCAAAGGCTACGTTCCGCACCCGTGAGGGCTTCAAGTTCGATGAAACAGAGATGCCGTTCTTCCGTGAGGGCTACCATCTGGGCGAGAAAGACCGTCAGGAAATCCTGCGCGTTCTGGACAGCAACGACCCCTATGCCCGTGATGTGATGAACCGCCTGTACGATGACACCGCACAGCTTATCACTGGCGCTCGTATCGTTCCTGAGCGCATGATCTGGCAGCTGCTGGCTCCCGCCAATGGCGTTCCTGGCATCACCATCAAGGCAAACGGCGTGAACTACACCTACAACTACGACCCGGACGGCACTTGGAAGTCCACCAACTACAAGGAAGTCTCTGTCGCAAAGTCCAAGTGGAACGTTGCTACCGCCACTCCCATTGCTGACCTGAACGCCGCAAAGGACGCTGTTCTGGCAAGCGTTGGCGAGGTCGTGACCGAAGTGTACATGAACACCGCCACCTTCCGCAACATGATCGCTGCGGACGAGGTGAAGAATCGGTTCATGACGGTCACCGCAAAGGCAAACGCTGTTCTGCTGGACGCCGAAGCACGGCAGATTGTCGAATCTGCAACCGGCCTGAAGATTCATCTGTACGACAAGATGTTTAAGGCAGACCAGTACAGTGCAAGTGAAAAGTACCTGCCTGACGGCATGGTGGTGGTTGCTCCGTCCGGCGCTCTGGGTAGCACTTGGTACGGCACTACTCCTGAGGAAGCCGACCTGCTGTCCGGTCAGTCTGGTGCATCCGTGTCCATCGTAAACACTGGCGTTGCCATCACCACTGAGCTGACCATTCACCCGGTCAACGCCAACGTCTATGCTTCTGAAATCGTCCTGCCGTCCTTTGAGCGCATGGACGCTGTGTACTGCATCAAGGCTTACTAAGGCGAAAGGAGGAAAGCGGCATGGGAGATCAGTATTCCGAAGCGGCAGTCAAGCTGGGGCAGTACATCGCCCCCGCACTTGACCGTGAAATCACGGACGAGGACTACCCACTCTTCGACCTGCTGCTTGATTTTGCCAAGGACAAGATATTTGCGCAGGGCTATCCTTTCGGCAACAGACCGGACGAGTTGCCCTTGCAGTATCAGTCTTTGCAGATACGCATTGCAGCGGAACTGTACAATCACATCGGCGCAAACGGACAGACGAGCTACACCAACAATGGCATTACTCGTGTGTGGGAAAGTTCCGATGTGGCGCAGTCCCTGCTGAATGAAATGGTTCCGAGAGTAGGTGTTATCGGCTGATGTTTAATGGAAGCCCGCTGGATAAACGCCCGCTGTGGTATTCAAACCCGGTCGGCGAAAAAACGCCTGTTGTGGACGAGTGGGGAAACGAGACTGGCGAATCTGCATACGAATCGTGGAGCGACCCCGCAAAGCTGATGCTGAACGTCAGCCCGCCTACCGGTTCTGCGGAAGCAAACCCTTTTGGAGCGTTCACGGATTACAGCTACGTTGTCAGTTCGTCCAGCAAGAAGCACAACACACCGCTTTATGAAGGCACACACGTCTGGTTTCAGACGGACGTTTCAAAGCCCTTCAATTACATTGTTGTCAAGGTCGCAGAGCATATCACGGACACGTTGTATGCGCTGAAAGAGGTGGCTGCAAGTGAAAATTAAAGTGAGGTTGAGTGATGCCGGACTTCGTGATGCGGAACGTCAGATACAGGAGTACAAGACCACCCTGAACAAAAAGGCTAAAGCACTTTCTTTTCGTCTTTCGTGGTTAGGTCTTGAAGTCGCAAAGATACGTTTTGCCAATGCGAAATACTCCGGCTCCAACGATGTGAAGTGCCACATCAATCAGAAAGATAACACCTGCACCATCATTGCAGAGGGCAAAGCAGTTGCCTTTATCGAGTTTGGCACTGGAGTAGCGCATTCCGCTTATGGCGGCGAGCTTCCTGCTGGTGTTGGAGAACACGGCACTTACGGAAAAGGGAACGGCAAGCGTGACCACTGGAGTTACTACGGAGACCCCGGCAATGATGCCAACACCGTGATGTACAAAAACAAGGGAACGCTAGTCGTAACCAGCGGCAACGAACCAGCTATGGCTATGTGGGGAGCTGTTGAGGAAATGGCTTCTCAGGTCGAAGCAACGTGGAGGGAGGTTTGGAATAGTTGATCGATTATTTCAACTCTATTTTCACGGCTGTTGCCAAGGAACTGCGAAAGCAAGTGCCCGGCATCTTCGTTACTGGTGAAATCAATGACAGCAATGTCAAGAAGTTTCCGTGTGTGCAGATAGAGGAAAACAGCAATATTCCTGTGCACATTGATTCTGCCGGTCACAGCAAGTACGCTGCCGTTTCCCTGCGTGTTCGTGTTTACTCCAACAAGAACACCGGGCGCATTGCAGAAGCACGCTCCATTGTTGGAATCGTGGATTCTGTTCTTGAACCGCTTAAATTTTATCGCAAGTCGTTTGCCCCGTTGAATGGGCTGTATAACAATTCCGTCTATCGGATTGATTGCAGCTACGGGGCAACAATCGGAGAGGACGGAATGATTTACCGAAACTAAGGAGGTAAACATTCTATGAGTACTGCTATCTCCGGTCTGAACACTACCCTTTACTGTGGCGAAAGCGCAACAACTCTGACGAAGCTGTGCGACATCAAGGATGTGCCCGACCTGATCTCCGACCCGAACCTTCTGGATGCAACCACCCTGTCTGATGGTATGCAGAAGCAGATTTTTGGCATCGTTCAGGCTGACACAAAAGCCTTTACCGCCAACTACAACAAGACCGACTACGCCGCCGTCAAGGCTGCTGGTTATGACGATACCTCTGAGAGCAACGTGGACAAGTACTACGCCCTGAAAATGCAGGACGGCTCCGGCTTCACTTGGCAGGGTATGCATCAGGTCGGTCTGTCCGGCTTTGGCGTAGACGAGGTCGTGGAAATGACCATCAATTGCATCTTCCACTCTACCCCGAAGTTCAGCGAGAGCCTGACCATTAACGGCGGCTAAACCGCACAAATCGAATCAATCAAAAAAATGGGCAGAACTGAACATCGGATTTGGTTCTGCCCCTATTTATAAAGGAGAGCATTTATTATGGCTGCTAAGGTTATCAACTTTCATTCCCCCGATGGCAAGAACACTTACGAGCTGACTTTCACCCGCGAGAGTGCCGAAGCCACTGAACGCAACGGCTTCCAGATTTACGAGTTCTCCAATGGCATCAACCCCATCAAGAACACTTCCGCTCTGTTCTATGGCGCGTTCATTGCCCGCAACAAGGGCATCAACCGAAAGACGGTCAATGATATGCTTGTGCACACTGAGAACAAGGAAGGTCTGATTGCTGCCTTGATGGAGATGTACGCGAATTCTATCAAGGCTCTGATTGCCACCGATGAAGAGGACAAGACCGCAAAAAACGCAACGTGGGAGATTGTGTAACCTCACAGTCTCAAGAATCGGACAGCCACACAGAGCCATTCTCTGTGTCTAAGCTGTTCCACGATGTAGAAGCCTATTACATTTCCATTGGCATGACCTATAACCAGTTCTGGCGTGATGACGTCTGGCTGGCAAAGGTCTACCGAGACGCGGAAGAACTGCGCGCCCGCAGAGCCAATGTTGAAGCATGGAGAAATGGCTTCTACACGGCATCTGCGCTTTCCTCTACGGTTGGCAATATGTTCCGCAAGAAAGGGTCTAGCCCTATCAAGTACATGGATAGGCCGATTCCTCTTACCCAGAAAGAGCAGGACGAGTACGAATACCAACGCGCACTGGAAGCGCAAGAACGCATCAAGAGGGCAATGTTCTCTATGATGAATCAGAAGGACGGTGGTAGCAATGGCTGATGTTGATATTACAAGCTTATCCGTAGAAATTTCTGCGGAATCGCAGGGTGCAGAGCTTAACATTGACAAGCTTGCTACCGCCATTTCTAATTTGCGGACAAAGGGCAGCGTTGGCAAAGTCTGTACAAGCCTTGATAAACTGTCTAGTTCCATTTCCGCGCTGAAACAGGCGTCTGCCGGTATTTCCGGTCTGGATAAGGTCACAAACTTCCTGAATGGTATCTCTTCTGTCAACACGACCGCTGGCGTGAGGGGCGTTAACTCTGTTGTAAATGCCATCAAGAAGATTCCAAACGCGGTATCTGCTCTGAACGGCGTGGACTTCTACTCCATGTCCGGTAGCATCACGCAGTTGACGAATTCTCTTGCGCCCTTGTCTATTTTGGACATTTCCGGCTTGAAATCGCTTGGCAGCGCGTTCAAGGCGATTGGCACTGTGCCAGACCTTACCGACAAGCTAAAAGCGGCAGGCCTTGATTCTTTTGCAGATTCCTGCCAGAAGATATCTACTGCGCTCACCCCCCTTGCATCTCAGCTTGACAAGGTAGGCAGCGCCTTTGTAAAGTTACCTCCACAGTTGAGCAAGGTTGTAACACAGGCTAACCGGGTGACCGCTGCCAACGAACGGCAGAAGAAAAGCTACATGAGCCTTTCCAATCAGTTGAATGGGTTCATGCGTTCTGCGGCAAAGCTGGTCTCGCTGAAAGCCATTGCAACCTATCTTGGCAACGCAGCGGAGAAGTTCAATAGCTACTATGAGGCTGCAAACCTGTTTGGCGTGTCCATGAAGGGGCTGACTGGCGAAGCAAGCACGTTCATCAACAAGATGGAGACTCTGCTTGGCATCGACCCCACCGAAGCCATGAACAACATGGCAACGATTCAAGGCCTGACTACCTCGTTTGGTATGGCAAGCGATAAAGCGTATGTGCTTTCGAAAAACCTGACGCAGCTTGGCTACGACCTTGCTTCTTTGAAGAATATCCCTGTTGCAGAATCCTTTACGAAGATTCAGGCAGCTATCTCCGGCGAACTTGAACCGATTCGCCGTCTGGGTGTCGATATTTCTAACGCACGGTTGCAGCAGGAGCTGCTTAATCTTGGCTATTCGCAGAGCGTTTCTACCCTGTCTCAGGCTGATAAGGCTGTTCTGCGGTACATCGCCATCATGAAGCAGACCACCGATGCACAGGGAGACTTCGCCCGCACTCTGTCCAGCCCTGCCAATATGATTCGCATTTTGCAGGCACAGCTGAACAGTCTGGCTCGTGCTGTTGGTTCTTTGCTCTACCCTGCCTTGAAATCCATTCTCCCGCCGCTGATCGCAGCCGTTGAGCTAGTCAAAGAACTAGTCACTGGCATTGCATCCATGATGGGCGTGAAGGTGGAGTTCCCCGATTTTAGTAGTGCAAGCGATGCTGTTGGTGGCGTCACGGATGCGATGGACAATACCACCAAAGCGACCGGCAAGGCTGCAAAGGCATTCAAGAACTACATTATGGGCTTTGATGAACTGAACGTAATCCAGAAGGACAATGGTTCTTCCGGTGGCTCCGGCTCCGGTGCTGGTGCTGCTGGCAACATCTTAGGCGATGTAGACTTGTCCGGCTATGATATGTTCAAGAACTACGTTGGTTCTTCCGTTGATGAAATTAAGGCAAAACTTGAAAAGTTGCTTCCGCTCATCTCTGGAATTGCAGCCGGGTTTGCGACATGGGCAATTAGCAACTCAGTTCTTACCGCTCTTGAGAAAATCAAAGGCGAAGGTTCTTTGATTGAAGCAGTCTTGAAGCTTTGGAAAAACCCAATAATGGCAGCTGCGGTTGCCGTTGGCATTATCGTTGCAAGGTTTGTAAGCCTTTATCAGAATAGTGAGAAATTCCGAAAAGGTCTTGAGCGTGTAAGGGCGCTTGTCTACCTCGCAGCGGAAGGATTCAAACAGGGTTGGAACATATCGCTTACCGATGGGAAGCTCGGAGAATCCATTGAATATTTGAAAGAATCTCTTTCCAACCTTGGGCAATCTATCCTGAATTTGCTCCCTGAAAGCTGGCAGGAAGGAATCACTTCCGCGTTTGATTCCATTTCAAAAGTTGTGAAGAAGCTCGACCTTGACGTTTGGGATTTAGTTACGACGCTTGCTGGCATCGGACTTATCGTATCCGGTCATCCTGTTGCGGGTCTTGCTGTTATAGGCTTTGAAGCCATTTCCGTAGCTGTTCGCGGGCTTGGAAGTGAAAATCAGAAAACTGCCTTTGGAATGGAAACCGACTGGTTCAATTCCTTCAAGTCTATTGGCGAAAGCGTTGCAAACTTTGCGGCTGCTGCTGTTACCGCGATTGGGAACATCATTAACGATATTGCAATCTTTGTTGGTTGGATTAAAAACGGAGTTTCCGAAACAGACCGCTTGGATTTGCAAATGAATGGCAACTTCATTGAAAACTTTGTGATGGGCATTGCCCAAACAATCCACAATATAGGCGTTTTTGTTGGTTGGATTACAAGTGGCGTTGATGAAGCTGACCGGTTGGCAATTGCAGCGAACGGGAATTTTGCAGAAAAATTCATCCTTCTGATTGCTGACGTTATAAACGGAATCAAAGAAGCCGTGAAGTGGTTCGGGAAGTTAATTGAGAAAATCTCCAAGTTCAATCCTGTTAGCGTTGGTAAAAACATCATAGATGGCATCGCAAAAGGCATCGTTGGCAAAAAGAGCGTTGCGGATGATGCTGTCAAGGTTGTAACAGACGGAATCCAAGAAGAAGCACAGACTGAACTTGGCATCCACTCCCCTTCCAAAGTTTTCAAGGGCTACGGTGGTTACATCGTAGAAGGTCTTGCCAACGGCATCTCCGCTGCCAAAGACCTTGCGGTGAACGCTATTCAGTCCGTGTCTGACGCGGTAAAGGCTATCGGTTCTCAGCTGGCAGACGACAACTACGGCTTGCGCGATGGCTCTATCAGCCTTTCCGTTGACGCAAGCGGCAAGTCCATGATGGAAACCGCAAACGCGCTGAAACGCACGATGCGCACCACCAATGATAGCTTTGGCGGTTGGTTCAAGAAGATGAAAACCGACTTGGGCGACTTCACAGAGGGCATCAACGCTGTTACTAAGGCGGGCAAAGACATCTCCAACGGCTTCAAATCTTCCATTGACGCGCTTGCCGCTGCATCGAAGTCTATCCTGAACACGCATGATGGTTTTGTGAGTGCGGTCTCTGATATCCGGTCTTTTGTGAAAAAGAGCGTTGCAGAGATTGAGAACGAGTACCAGTACAACGGGTTCTTCGGCGCTGCTGGTCTTGCCATCCAAAAGGCATTTGAGGGCGTGTACCTTGTTTTTAACAAGGTCTCCACTGCTGTCAAGAGCGTGTCTGACACCATTGACAGCGTGAAGAACGTTATTACCACCTTTAATAACCTGAAAACCAAAGTTGGCGAGGTCATCGACCAAGTTCCCGCTTTGAAACAGGCGTATGGTGGCCTGAAATCGTTCTTTAGTGACCTGTTCAACAAGGATAGCGGCATTGGCAAAATCGTGTCTGACGGCTTTGACTTCATCAAAACGAAAGCTGGAGACGTAGCAAACTGGTTTAAGGAAAAGCTCAACATTGGAAGTTCCGGCAGCTCTGCTGGTGGCGGTTCGTTAGGAGCTCTCGGAAGTACAGCGGCTTCTGGCGGCGCATTGTCGCATCTTGGTGCATACGGTGGAATAGGCGCTGGTGTTGGCCTTGGCCTTTCTGGTGGCATCCAGTGGTGGAAGGACATGATAGGCACTTGGGGTGATTCGGACAAGTCCGCAGGTACAAAAGTTCTTGAATCCATAAAACACACCCTTTGGGATTTGTCGCCTATTGGAGCACTCGTAAATCTTGGTAAAAAGATTTTTGGCTTTGCAAGTGGCGGTTTCCCCGATGCCGGGCAGCTGTTCATCGCCAGAGAAGCCGGTGCAGAGATGGTCGGCTCTATGGGCGGGCACACAGCAGTTGCAAACAATGACCAAATCGTTGAGGGCATCCGCGAAGGTGTTGAAGCTGCAATGGAGCGTCAGAACCAGCTCCTGCGCCGTCAGAACGAGTTGTTGCAGGCTCTGCTTGAGAAGGAAGGGAGCGCAGAGATCAACGTGTCCAGCTTCTATCAGGCAGTGAACAGAACGAACCAGCGCAACGGCAAAACAATTATCCCGGTAGGTACTTAAAGGAGGGGCATTTATGGACTACGACCAGTACAATCCGATTCGGAGCGTGGATGGGCAGTATCTTAAATGCCCCTCTTCTTATCAGTGGCGGTTACAGGACATTTCGGCATCCGATGCCGGACGCACAGAGGATAACAAGATGGACAAGAAACGTCTTGGACAGTGCGTCAAGCTGGAACTGGAATGGAAGTACACCACGATAAAAGAAGCTGCTGCTATCCTGAAAGCGTTCAACCCGGAATACATCAACGTTACCTATCTTGACGCAATGGCTGGCGATTGGAAAACCAGCGAGTTCTATGTTGGTGACCGTGCTGTTCCGATGTATAATTCGCGGATGAATCGCTGGGAAGGGATATCTTTTAACATCATCGAAAGGGCTGCACACTGATGGTCAATGTATCGCAAGATATCATAAAATCATTCAACGAGGGCAACAAACAGACTGCCCTTATTGAGGTTACTGCCGGCAGCAAGACGTTTGCCATCACCGATGCAGATATCATTCAGGGCGGGCTGAAGATTGACCGATACTGCGTGACCAACAGCAAAATCGAGGTCGGTTCTGCGGTTGCGTCTGAACTGTCCTTGAAGCTGCAAAACTACGATGGCAAGTTCAATGATGTTTCCTTTGAGGGCGCTGTCCTGAACGTCAAAATCGGCATCAAACTGTCCAGCGTTCTTGAGAGTGCAACGCTAGGCAAGGGCATTCTAAGACGCATGATTCTTGGCTCTGCGTCCTCTGACCAAGACGTTGCGTATGTTCCCTGCGGTCTTTTTATCGTGGACACCCCGCCCCGCAAACTGAGCACAATAAGCATCTCTGCGCTGGACTACATGGTCTTGTTTGACCGTGAGGTGAACGCTTCCGCACTCTCCTTCCCTATCCATGTTGATGCGCTTATTCAGAAAATATGCTCCATCTGCAATGTCACGCTTGCAACGGACGTTTCGGTGCTGCCAAACCACTATTTCAGCATCGGCGGTCTGCCGGATACCAATCAGAAGTTAACTTACCGACAGCTTTTGCAATGGTGTGCGCAGCTTACCGGCACTTGCGCGTTCATGGATGGTAGCGGAAGGCTTGTGCTGAAATGGTATGAGCAGACCGGCGTGACCATTACCGCAAGTGAGCGTTATTCCAGCGATATGTTGGAGAACGACATCACCATTACCGGCTTCACCTGTGACGATGGCAAGGGCAACACATACCTGTCTGGCACGGCAGATTACACGCTTGACCTAAGTGACTGCGGCTTCCTGACCAACGCCTACGAGGGCGTTTTGAAGGAACTGCAAGCTGCACGTGGTGGGTTTGCTTACCGTCCATACAGTGCCACTATCAAGTCTGCACCATATTTGTTCCCGCTGGACATGATACGCTACAAGGACAAAGACGGCGTTGTACATGATACCATCGTCACCAACGTTACGCTTGCTTTGAACTGCAACACGGCGATTTCCGGCGCTGGCGAAACGGTTACAAGTTCTTCCTATGCTCAGTCTACAAGCGGCGTTACAAGCCAACAGGCGGCAACGGACAGAGTGAATCTGGAAAAGATAAACCAGACCGCTACGCAGGCGAACCAGACCAAGAACGACTTGACGCAGTTCAAGACACAGTATTCTTCTGATTTCAAAAAGACGCAAGCTGAAATTGAATCTCGCGTCACGAAGGAAACGTACCAGACTGACATGGCTGGCGTTTCTACGCGCATCGGTGCAGCGGAAACAAAGATTTCTCAGAACGCTGATGCTATTATTCTTCGTGCAACAAAAGAAGAGCTTTATAGCATGATAACGTTTACTCCTGAAAATGGGTTGGTCGTCACTCGTAGCGACTGGGAAGGCAAAGTTCAAATCACCGGTCAAAACGTACAAGTCGTTCGCGGAAACAATAAAGTTATTATAAACAACAATGGCATAGACATAACGAATGCCTATGGAAGTGTTTCTATATACAGCGGTGGCATATCTTTTCACGGCATTCGCAACAGTAAGATTTTTGAATGGCCTTATGAAAAAGATTCTTATGGCAACCCGATAGGCGAATTCGCTGCGCAAACTACAAAAATCGATCTTTCGTCCTACTCGTCTGTAATGCTGGTCTATGACACGCATAAAGATGGAACATGGTTTTCAGGTGGCGGCGGTGCTGGTAGACTTACGGTCGTTCTTCCTGTTAATGGGCAAACGTACTCTTATGCTTATCCGTGGAATACGGTACACTGGCGAAAGGTAACAGTATCATATAATGGTATCACTTTTGGAAATGGAAACGAGAGAACGTCCGACTATAAAAATAACGTTATAACTGGCGTGATACATTTGGAAGTTCCTATTTCTGATGGTGTTAATAAAAACGATAAGGTTTGCCGCCCGTTGGAACTATACGGTTTTATGTGAGGTGGATATCATGGAACATTTCAAGTTCAAGTGCAAAGTCGGATTGGATGGTCGATTGTATGGCGGCGGGTGGTGCCACGAAAGCGTTATTCCAAACCCTCTTCCGCCCGATGAGATTCTGTTTGATGACTTGTCAGGAATGACAGAAGGGTTTTATACAGCTTATTTGTGGGATGGAATCAACTTGATATACAGTCCCGTACCAAAAGTCGATGAGCCTGTTGATACTGAAACAGAAACAGCTTTTACGAAAACCAACGAAAATGAAGAGGAGGTGACATATCAATGAGCTATCAGAAGCAGAACTTTGCAAACGGCGAAGTGCTTACCGCTTCGCAGCTGAATCACATGGAGGACGGTATTGTGGACTTGGAAAGCAATTCAGGCGACCTATTCATTAAAATCACGGAGGAAACTGAGCGGGCAAAGGCGGCTGAAAAAGCCAACGCGGACGGGATTGTCGCTGAAGCATCCCGCGCCAAGGGCGAGGAGCAGCGCTTGGACGCTGCCATCACCGCCGAAATCGCCCGCGCAGAACAGGCAGAGCAGGCGCTGGATACGCGTACCGCAGCCCTCGAATCCTGCGGATTTGTCGTGGTTGACGGCAAAGTCTGCATGAAATATGTTAAATCCTAAAAGGAGCAAAACACATGGCTGAAACTATGGTAACCGATCCGGTCTATCTGGATCAGACCGCAAAAGACAACGGCAGAAAGCTTGACCAGATGACCGCTGCCCTGCTGGGTATGTCCAGCTCGCTGGGCGTGATCGCGCGGGCACAGACCGGCGTGGTGGAGGAGATGGACTATAACGGCATCAAGGCCGTGGTGGCTGCCGGTAACGCACCGGCGGTTTTTCCGGTGGGCACCCAGCTTGTCAACACCTACACCGGCAAGGACGGCAAAGTCTACGACTGCCCGTGGGACGTGGTAAAGACGGACGATATCGCCGAGGGTGAGACCGGCACCACCGCACCCGCAATGGTGCTGCAGATGCACTACGCATCTCTGGAAGATATCCAGTTTTCCGCGTATCAGGCGTTTTTCGTTGTGCCCGAGGCCGGTCTGGTGGCTGGTACTTACAACGTCAAGATGGGTCTTGACTGGGGCACGAATGTAAAAAACGGCACCGTCTACCAGTTTACCCTGACCAAGAACGCCCCTGCAGGCGCACGTTTGACCGGCTTCTACAATGCACCGGATACCGCACCTACCAGCTGGAAGGTCTACGTCTACAAAGACCAGAACAAGAGCGAGCTGCTGGAAACCTGCAACGTCTCTGCTGGCAGCGCTGGCACGAACCTCGGCACGTTCCTCGCAAAGCCCAACGGCAACCTGAACGGCTTGCATCCCGTTGGCTACGGCGACAGCCGGTGGCATAAGTCTGCTTACCGCCAGTACCTCAACAGCGATGCAGCTGCCGGTGGGTGGTGGACTCCGCAGGATGAATGGGATATGAAGCCCGATCAGGCAGACACCGTGCCCGGCTTCCTTGCGGGCTTCTCTGATGACTTCAAGGCCGCCCTGACCCGCGTGAAGGTCGTGACCTACGGCAACACCGTCACCGATGACGGCAGCGCTGTGGTGACCTATGACAAGATTTTCCTGCCCTCCCTGCAGGAGATCTACTGCTCGCCGCAGGTGTCCGGTGAGGGCACCTACTGGCCGTATTGGAAGGAGCGCACCGGCGCAAAGACCCCGCAGGCTCTGTGGCAGACCTATCCGCTGCGCATCACCCGCGATCTGGCACAGCGTACTGTGGGCCGCGGTGTGCGGCTGCGCTCTGCGGGTCGTGGCGGCGGCGGCAATGCCTTCAACGTGTACTCCAGCGGCTACGTCGGCAACTGGTACGCGGTCGGCGCGAATCGCTGCGCCCCGGCTTGCGAAATGACCAATCTTGTTAAATAATCACCGGGCAATCCCTTGCCCGGTGAGAAAGTGAGTGCTATCCCATGGCAATGCGCAAAGACCAGATACCGGACAATAAATTCACGCTGCCGCTTGACGCGCGTGAGCTGGCACTGTATACCAGGCAGATCACCAAAAACGCGAAAGTGTTTGACCTCGGGATTGACGCAAGTCTTCCCGGCCAGCTACGCGCTACGGCAGACCGGATATTTTTTGATATCTTCGGAGCAAACGACCTCCGGCTGGACAAGCCGAACGAAAGAGAGGAGCGCTTTAAGCTTCAAAGGCACGCCGTCCGGCTGTGCACCGTCATTTTGGCGGAGATAGACATGGCAAAAGCCAGCTATCACCTTTCTGGCAAACGGTGCTCTTTCTGGGGCAACACTGTGCGCGATATCCGGCAGCGTTGCCGGGACTGGCACGAGAGTGATGCAAAGCGTGCAAAAGCGCTTTGACATAAAAATGGCTGTAGGCTAATGGGCCGCAATGTGCGGCTGCGCTCTGCGAATCGTGGCAACGGCAACAATGCCTTCAACGTGAACTCCAGCGGCAACGTCAACAACTGGAACGCGATCAACGCGAATCGCTGCGCCCCGGATTGGACGGCAGCACGCCCACAAAAGCCCCTGCATAGCAGAGGCCGGGCAAAAACTGCCGTGCAAGGAGCCGAGTGCCATGTCTGTCCTCTGGCAGACGAACAATATCAGCCGGACGTGGCCACCCTGCGGGGTGTTGACCGCTATCACCCGGCAGATCCTTGCGAGGAGAGCTGAAAAAATCAGTGCAAGAAGAAGAAATAATAATCGGGTTCGATGCCCTGTATAATTCCGAGGGCAAGTGCGCCAAAGGCGTGTGCCGCAAGGCAAGCGTTGGACGGTTTCACCTGTTTCGGATGGACGAGATCCTGAAACTCCAAAAGGAGCTCGCGACAGGTACATACAAGGCACGGCCAACAATCAAAGTTAGAATCACCTATCCCAAGCCCCGCACAGCGGTTGCGAATGGCTTTCGGGATAGGGTATACCAGCGCTCTCTCAACGACAATGCTGTTTATCCAGCAATGACACGGAGTTTCATCCGGCAAAACGCGGCCTGTCAGACCGGCAAAGGTACCGACTGGGCGCGCAAGCAGGTCAAGCTCATGATGGAGCGCGAATACCGGCAACACGGCGCTGATGGCTATGTGCTGTTGGTAGATATCCGGCACTATTACGACACGATGCCCCATGACGTGGCAAACCGCTGCTTTGAGCGGCATCTGCCGCCAAGTGTGCATAACCGCGTGCGTGAGGTGCTGGATCGTCAATATACCGGCGAGGCCGGTTATAATCCGGGCAGCCAGATGGTGCAGCTTGCCGGGATCTCGGTGCCCGACCCCATAGATCACTACATCAAGGAGCGCCTGCGGGCGAAAAAGTACGTCCGTTTTATGGATGATAGCCTCATCATCCACCACGACAAGGCACGGCTTGAGGAGTGGCGGGAGGCGATCCGCGCCCGGTACGCTGCCGATGGCATGGAGCTGCACCCGACCAAGACCAAGATCGTCAGGCTAAAGGATGGATTCCGTTTTCTAGGTTTCATCTACCGCTTGACCCCGGCGGGCAAGGTCGTTATGACCGTTGACCCGCAGAACGTCAAGGCCGAGCGCAAGCGCCTGTTTCGGCTTGCCCAGCTCATCAAGGCAGGAGAGAAACCGGCATCTGCCCTGTATGAGCAGTATGGATCATGGAAAGCCCATGCCGCTAAAGGCAACTCCAAAAAGCTGCTGCAGCGCATGGATCAATATGTTAAAACTCTGCTGGAGGGGATAACGACATGAAAATTGTTCGCAACACTGGCGGCATCAAGACCGCCGCCGAAAACGAGAACCGGGACGCGGATTTGGCACAGATCTCGTCTATGGTGGATTTCCTGTGCATTCTGGCCGATGTGCCCATTGAGGACGAGGCCGCAGACAAGGAGGGCATGAGCCATGAGTGATAAGCACAGCGCGATCTTTGGCAAAGCGAAAGACGAGTACGAGGCAGGCCGCTGGTCTAAGGCTATGCTGCGCATCCTTGTGCAGCGCAAGCCCCAGCGCCTGACCGTAGAAGAGTACGAAGAGATCACCGGCGAAAAGTATTAAGGAGCAGAACATGAGACCTATCATGGACGTTTCCCGCTGGCAGGGCAACATCGACTGGGGCAAGGTCAAGGCAAGCGGCCTTGTCTCCGGTGTGATGCTGCGGGCGCTGGGCAACAGCGCGAAAGACGCGCCCAGCAAGCCGTACATCGACCCCACCTTTGAGCGCAACTATCGCGAGTGCCAGCGGCTGGGCATCCCCTGCGGCGTGTACTACTACTGCAAGGCAACCGGTACGGAAGAGGCTGACGCAGAGCTTGCCCTGCTGCGCAAGGTGCTGACCGGCAAGACAGTGCAGCTGCCGGTGGCGGTTGACATTGAGGACAAGTATGTGCAAGCGCCGCTCGACAAGCAGACCCTGACAGACATTGCCGCCCACGCGCTGGGCACGGTAGAGCGCTGGGGCTTTTACGCCATGCTGTACACCGGGCTTTACTTCGGCCGTGATAACCTGTACATGACCGGCGCGGCACTCAAGCCTTATGACGTGTGGCTTGCAGCCTACCGCAGCAAAAAGCCTGCGCCGGAATGGAGCTTCGGCTTGTGGCAGTACACCAGCAAGGGCAAGATTCCCGGTGTTGTGGACGCGATACCGGGCAAGATTTCCGGCGTGGACTTGTCTGTGCCCTACAAGGACTACGCTAAAATCATCGCAAAGAAGGGTTTGACCCGTCTTCGGGAGGGCGCATGAGCGAAGCAATCATCGTGGCAATCATCACCGGCGGTCTGAGCCTGATCGGCGCGATCGTCTCTAACAACCGCACCGCCCAGAGTATGGACGCTAAGTTGGACAAGCAGCAGGCCGTCACCGAAACCAAGCTGGAAGAGCTGACCCGCGAAGTCCGGGCGCATAACAACTTCGCCCAGCGCATCCCGGTGCTGGAAGAGCAAATCAAGGTGGCAAACCACCGCATCGAAGATCTCGAAAAAGAGAAAGGAGAGTAACATATGGAAACCATTCTTAACACTATTCTCACCCCGTTGCCCGCGTGGCTGGCGCTGGCGCTCATCGTTGTGGGCGCTGTTTCGCTTGTTCTTGGGCTTATCCGACTGGGCTACGGCGCAGCGGTCAGGACGCTGGTTCTTGACCTCATCGACCAAGCTGAGAAGGAGATTCAGGGCACCAAGCGCGGCGCAGAGCGCAAGGCGTGGTGCGTCAAGATGCTGCGCCACTACCTGAACAACAGCCGGTGGGGCAGGCTGGTCAGCTGGGCAATCACCGAAGAGACCATGAGCAAAGTGATTCAGTTTTTCTTTGACCGGGCAAGAGCAGCCCTGCAAAAGCAGTAAGGAGGATATCATGGCAAGCACTACATACGAGCATTTTGTTGACGCCAACAAAATGTACGCCACACAAGAGCAATTTCGTGACATCACGAAACTGGTGACAAAACGTCACCAGTTTGCCAGCATTGGCAATATGGTGCGCAACGCTGGACAGCTGCCGCAGCCCTTCTGGCTCGGTGCTGCCCGTGGCGGCGGCTCGCGTAGTGCTGCCCGCTGCGCTGCGAGGACTTGACAGACAGAGGATGATCGCCGCCATCAAAAGCGCACCGCTTGGGAGGGTAGACCGTAAGATAGCCTTACTGCGGTATGTTGAGCGGCTTCCGCTGCCGGACATTGCAGCACAGACACATTACAGTCGGACGGCGATAGGCTACCGGCTGAAAGTTATTGATGAAAAGCTAGACGAAAGGAGCTCACCGTGAACCTCGAAAATGTTCCGACCGCCAATCTTATTACAGAGCTTCGCAAACGCGAGGGCGTGGAAACGACTGTTGTCGAGCCCTATCAGGACGCAGCGGTCAGCGTCAACGGCCCCGCACTGGTTCTTGTCGTAACAGATTGATTGTGGTAAAATAACATCAACAAATCCACCCGGCCTCTCGAAGAAGCACAAGAGGGCGGATATCTGAAATCCCCTACTTTGCCGAAGCCCTGCGTGCCACGCGGGGTACTTTGTAGGCAAAGTGTGGGATTTTGTTTTATTTGCACTAGTTTTGTCGAAACCCTTGCCTTGCAAGCAGAAACGTGATATTTTAGTTTTGCTTCCAATGCGAAGTCCTTTAATAGTTAAGCGCTCATGCGGTTTTTCCGTGTGGGCGCTTTTCTTTTTTGTCCTTCGTTGTACCCTCGTTGTCCTTCGCTTTTTGCCGATGCGATACACTAGGAGCACAAGGAGGGATGTATTATGAGCTATTATCCGACACCCGGGGCGCCCTACGTTCCGCAGCAGCCTGTCAATCCTTACGGCGGCATGGGAACAGTTGGGCTTGCCACTTCTTTGCCGAACACGCAGATGCAACAGGCACAACCGCAGCGTCCGCAGCCGATGAATGGGCAGCAGCCTGTTCAGCAGTCGGCACAAGATGGCGGCTGGCTGCTCGGCAGACCCGTTTCCAGCAGAGAAGAATTTTTGGCGATACCGTCTGACCTGTACGGCAGACCGACCTACTGCCCGGACTTACGCAGCGGTGTGATCTACTGCAAGCGGCTCAACCCGGACACCTGCGAATCCTATGTGCAGGAGTTTTACAGCCCGGAAGCATGGCGGCAAATGCAAGCACAACAGGCACAGCAGACCGCTGCACCGACACAGCAGTATGTGCCTGTTGAAGAGTATAACGCTCTAGTCCACAGGTTGGATGAACTGGAAAAATGGCAGAAGAGCTTTTCTAAGCCCACTGCCGCAGCGAAGAAAGGAGAATAACAATGCCCTCTCCGTTTGATATGATTACTCACAGCCCTATCATGCAGCTTGCAAATCTGGCTCGTGCCGGGCAGAACCCGATGGGGCTTATCCAGCAGTTGGGTGGGCAGAGCGCACCCATCATGCAGGGGCTGAACCTGATTCAGGGAAAGAACGAATCACAGCTCCGGACGATGGCGCAGAACCTCGCCAAAGAGCGCGGCATCGACCTGAACCAGCTGGCAAGCGTCCTGAATTTGACGCTTCCGAAGTGAGGAGGCTTTACAATGGATGATTTTGAAAACAGCCATCCAGAAAAAGATTTTGACATCAACAATCTGTGTGGCAATGACAAAATATGGATTCCTTTAATGCTCGGATTGATTTTCGGCGCTGTCAGCAAAACGTGGGACGACCCGAAAGATAAAAAAGACAATTCTCCAAGCTGACTTAACAATCCCCAAATAATCATCCCTCTAAGCGAAACGCTTCTCAGTTTTTGCGGACTTGACAAAAACCGCATTTGTTTGGCTTCGCCCATCGCATACGGCGGTGGGATAGCATAACGCAAAACTGAAAGGAGTTTTGTTATGGACGATTTTGCAACTGGCTATCTGGCTGGGCAGGACGGCGGCAATAACAACAGCGGATTCTTCGGCAACGAAGGTCTGTGGGCGGTTATCATCCTCGCCATCATCTTCGGCTGGGGCGCAAACGGCTATGGCCGCAACGGCGGCGACAACGGCATGAACGCCTACATCCCCTATCTGGTCGGCACCGGAGCAAGCGGTCAGGGCGGTGCGGACACCCGCGCAGCTCTGTCTGAGGGCTTCTACCAGCAGGACACCTCCCGCTCTCTGGCGGGTATCCAGAGCGGTATCTGCTCTCTGGGCTATGACCAGCTGGCGCAGATCAATGGCATCAACGCCAACATTGCGAACGGCTTTGCTGGCGTGAACAGCGCCATCTGTCAGCTTGGCTACCAGAACGCACAGCTCGTGAACGGTCTGGAACGCAGCGTGTCCAATGGCGACAACGCCATCAACCTTGCCATCATGCAGGAGGGCAACGCACGGCAGGCTGGCCAGACCGCACTTGCCACGCAGCTGGCATCTTGCTGCTGCGAGAACAAGCAGCTGATCGGCGACCTGAAGTACACCATCGCAACGGAGGACTGCGCTACCCGTCAGGCTATCGCAGACAACGCCCGCGCAGTTATCGACAACTGCAACGCCAACTTCCGCAGCATGATGGACTACTTCACGCAGGATAAGATCGCCACTCTGACCGCTGAGAACCAGAACCTCAAGCTCGCCGCTTCTCAGGATCGTCAGAATGCGCTTCTGACCACCGTGATGTCCCAGCAGACTGATACCATCCTGAACCGGGTCAACCCTCGTCCGATTCCCGCTTATCAGGTGGCAAACCCTAACGTGGGCGTGAACTGCTGCGGCTGCTGCTAACCAACACACTCCCCGATAACACCGGGTGAACCATCGGGGCAGGGGTAAGACACCTCTGCCCCTGATTTTTTAGGAGGAAAACATTATGGCTTGCAAAACAAGCTGCAAACTCTGCTCTCACTTGGTCATCAGTCAGGCGGTCACGTTCGCCAACGATACGCTGACCATCAATATCCCTGCTGGCGCATACCAGAACGGAGAGAAGTATTGCATCGTGGTTGCCCAGAGCATCCCGGACACGACCACCATCAACGCCCCTGTTGTCATTACCATCGGCGCAGGTACGACCGCATACCCTCTGACCGACTGCAACTGCGCTCAGGCAACCGCTGAGAGCATCCACACCCGTACCCGCTATGCTACTCGTGTGGCAACGTCTGCGACCGGCACCGGCACGTTCAAATATCTTGGCTGCTTCTGCCGCTCACACGCTGGCGCGCCCGCGTCCATTTCTTGAGGAGGTATAGATTATGGGCAAGACTAATTTTCGCCGCATGATGATGCTCCGTGACCACGACAAAGACCGTGAGCCAGAACGTGACCGCCTTGAGGAAGAGCGTGACCGCAGGGAGCGTGAGATGGAACGCCGTCTGCGTAAGCTTGAAGGTGGCAACGACCGCTATCCCTATTATCCGCAGGAGGAGAACCGCTACATTGACCCATACCCCATCCCCCGCTACCCTGACGTAGAGTATGGACGCAAGATGCCGCAAATCGGCTTCTCACAAAACGGCGACTGGGATAAGCGGTCGGGACAGTACGAACGTGGCGGCGCAGACAGCCGCTCCATCAAGATGCCACGCCAGCACCTCACCCACGATGAAGCGGAGGAATGGTGCGACAGCATGGTGAACGCTGATGGCACGAAAGGCTGTCACTGGACGCTGGAACAGACACAGGATGTTGCGAAACAGCGCAATATCAACTGCGACCCGAACGATTTCTGGGCGGTCATGAACATGATGTACTCGGACTATTGTCAGGTCGCAAAGCGTCAGTCCGTTGACACTCCGGGCTTCTACGCTGACATGGCAAAGGCGTTCCTTGAGGATGCAGATGCCTCAGACGGCAAGGCATATCTCTACTGGGATTGCATTGCTGATAAATAAAGAAGAACCCCTGTGTAGTTTTTACCGACTACGCAGGGGTTCTTTTATTCCCAAAGTACAGATTTGGCTTTTATGTCAAATAAGTCTTGTGGATGGAACACAAGGCTTTTATCAAGCTCAACTATGCCAACGATGGAGAATTTGCCGGGGACTTCTCGCTCGATTTTTTCCTTTGCTTCTTCTTTGTTGCTTGCAAACAAGACGAACGGTGCTTGGAAGTGCCTGCACTTTTCGTAATCATCGTACTGGATTTTGACCCAATAAAAGTTTTCGCCTCCTATTTCTTTCGGCGTTAAGTATTCTTTTACACTTGAGACATCGTAAGCGCAATACCCGATACACTGCGGATTGCAGTACTTCTTTATGTAATCTTCATTTCCGATTCGAGCCGCACAAACCATGTGGACATTTTTCCAACCGACACGGTCATCGTCCGTTGATTCGCTGTCGATAATAATATCTTCGGGGTCTAATACTTTTCTTCCGATTGCAAGATTCCAGTTATTTGCAACATACCGTTTCATTTGCCATTCATTTAGAAAAGTTTTTGCTTCTTTCATGGCATCTTCCAAAGAACCACGATGAGGTCTATAAACAATCATACGTCAATCCTCCAAGAAATCCTCTTGATTCAGAACTTGATTTACAATTCGTTCTGTACATTCTTTGATAACCGTAGATGCAGGGACGTGGTCTTCATAAACTATGTTTTCATATTGCTCTCCTGCATATTCAAAGAACCTTTTAGAAAGTATTTCTGCATCCGCACGGCACAACGGCTTTAATTCGTATTGCAACGGAAATCTTCTTGCAAGGGCAGGGTCAAGCCTATCAAATCGGTTTGTCGTTCCGATAATAATGACATTGTTCGGCAATCTATCCATTTCCTGCATAATCGCAATAACCACACGGTTCATTTCACCAACGTCATCTTTTTGCCCACGAGCCATCCCGACCGCATCTATTTCATCAAAACAAAGAACGCAAGGAGCAGTTCTCACATAATCAAAAATTCTTGCAAGGTTTGATTGCGTTTGCCCTAAGTGCGAATCAACTAGACTTGAAAATTGAATCCTCAAAAACGGAAGTTTTGCTTTATGTGCGATATACCTTGCTAGCATGGTTTTTCCGCATCCGCTTTGCCCATAAAGCATCAATGCTGGCAAATAAGGAATGCCCATTTCATTCAATTTTTCAGATGCTCGATAAATAGCAACGATTTTTTGCGTTATACTTTTTTCTTCGTCCCTAAGAAGAAATCTTGCTTCTGGAAATTCTTCTGTATTCTCTGCGATCAAAAGATGCTGTAAGTTATATGGCAATTCAATAAATTCTCTTTTGCTTTCCAATTTGCGAAACATATTTTCTTTGAACTGCTCATCTTTTTTGGATGATATAGAATTCAAAATGATTTTAACGGCTTTTTGCGCGTTTCGCATATCGCCATCGCAAACAAATCGAATGAGGCGTCGCTCACTATCATTCATCTAACAAATCCCCCAACTCAGTTCTTTTTATCCAATACGAACTTTACAAGTTCTTCAATTTCTTCCAAATTTGCGATTATTTCATACCATCCTGCTGAATGCCCTTTATCGTAAGCGTACTCCCAAATTCTTGCCGCTTTATTTTCTGAAATCCCAAAACCGACTTCTTCTTGAATTGTTTTATAAATCTCTGCGTAGATTTCATCCCTACGCTCCATTTTTTCTTGATTCAGTCGCTTAACTTCATTGTCGTAATCATCGTTGCTCTTTTGCGCTTGTTCTTTGTTCCACTTCACCGACTTATCTTCGTCAAACACAAAATTTAATGGAACTCGCTTGAAGCCATAAGGCTTGCATCCCATATTTGCCATTGCTTCATATTTCTGCCCGATGTCAATCCATACGTCATTCATCCAAGAAATCCTCCAACTCAATCTTCCCCTCTGCCGCTGCGACCGCTAGAGCGTAAACGAACTGTCCAATCGTCATTCCGTGTCGTCTTGCTTCACGGTTGATGTACTTACGTTCTTCCTCGCTCATAAGTATGGTAATGCGTTTTGAACGTTTGCCATCACCACTTGCAACGCCCTGATGCGATTCCGGCATCGGGATTTTTTTCTTTGTCAAGCCAGCTTCGGCTAGTGCACCGGGAACATCGCTCTGTTCGATAAGACGTTGAACTTCCCTCGCCTGTTTCAGCTTCTTCGGCTTGCTTTCGCTGACTATGGCATTGTTTGGCTGTGTTTTGCCGTCTTTGGCTTGCTTCGGCTTAATATCGCTTAATGTTGCTTCATTAGGCTGTGTATGGCTGTCTGTGGCATCACTAGGCTTAATCTGCTCATGTTCGGCTTCGTTCGGCTTTGCTTGGCTTACTTCTTCTTCCTTTGGCTCACTTTGGCTTAATGCCCGCCCCGAAGAAATAGGCTGGAAATCAAACCCGCCCAACAAGCCGGATGTTTTTTTGCTGGACTTTTTCACTGTGTGTCACTCCAATCAATAAAATACCCGTTGTACCGAAAAGATTTCGCCGCATTTCCAGCTTCAATCAAAACTTTTCCGGCTTTTATGGCTTCTTCGGGACTTAACGCCCCACAATGTCTTTGCGAAACAACATAATAAATCGGATTGTCTATTCCATCCCCTCGGCGGAAAAACATAACATCTTTCGAGCTGAATTTGCTTTGCAATTCAAACTCGGCTTTTTCCAACTCTTTATATCTAACTACATTCACTACACATCCCCCTCTACAATCATCTTCGCCAACGCCTTGAAATCCTCTGCGCTGGTACTCTTTGCCGTGTCACCACTGAACAGGCTGTGACGCTCTGCCTGTGCCTTACGAACGCCCATAGACGGTCTAATTTTCACGTCCAGTAGCTTTGTTCCCATGCTTTGTGCAATTACAGGAAGCTGCTCCACAACCTCTTTGGACAGGTTCTCACGGCTCTTGTACTGGTTCAGAAGCAGACCTTCAATCTTCAAAGTTGGATTGAAGTATCTGCGAACATCGCCGATGGTCTGCGAAAGCTGGCTTAAACCAGCCAGTGCGTATCGGTCTGCTGTGATTGGCACGATGATGCTGTTGGCGGCGATCAGCGCGTTCACAAGCGCAAGACCAAGCTGCGGGGGAGTGTCCAGCACGATGTAATCGTACTGCTTAGACACGATTTCAAGGGCTTCTCTTAGCCGGAAGTTTTTGCCCATATCCCGGACAAGCTGCTCGTCAATGTCCTTCAATGCGTTATCAGACGGAAGAATGTCACCAGCTTCACAATGCTGGATTCCTTCTTCTACCGTGCCTTGCCGGGTCATCACATCGAACAAGGTGCATACGTCCTCTGTTTGTGCACCATAGGTGTCCGTTGCGTTGCACTGGGCATCGCAGTCCACCAGCAGAACTTTCTTGCCAAGCAACTGCAACGCACCAACCAGACAGGTGCTTGTTGTGGTCTTTCCTGTGCCGCCCTTCTGATTGGCGACAGCTATGATTTTTGCCATTTTATCACTCTTTCTTACTTAAAAAGCTCGTTTAACTGTTCTATAAAATCGTTTATTTTGCAGTTTTCACATTCTAATCTTGTACACATTCCGCAAGCATCTGAATATGATTCTTTCAAATCAAGCACTTTTGTTGCAAGGTCTGATTCCGGAGCTCTTTTAATATCATCCCAAAGCAAAACGACTTGACCCATCATATTGTGTTTCTTTATCAAATCGACATCGACCAGTCTCATGCTTTCTCCTTTCTGCATCATCTGCTCAATGTGCTGTATCTGACTACTTTTGCAATGCGTCAATCTCATAAAAAGCCGGAAGATACTCTTCAATCGCACCGTCTTTCTTCAAGCTGCCAATCAGATACCGCTTCGGATGGTCAGGCCAAGGGTCACGGTTAATTGAAAGAATATCTGCACACGCGGCCTTTACAATGTCGTAGACTGCATCTCTCCGCTTTGGTAGCTTGATAGATGGGTGTTCTTCCATCATCTTTACTTCGACAACCTTTGCAACCTCGATGCACTCTTGAACTGATAGAGCATCACACACAGACCAGTCGTACCCTTCGTATCCGCTTGTGCGGGGCTTTCTGTCGGCTTTTTTGATTTCCGGCTTGGAATTATCCGTTTCACAATCAACCTCGCTAGAATCGGCGTCTATGACGGGCTGCTTGGATTTGTACCCAAATCGGAACTCAACCGCTACGACCTTTCGCCCTGTGCAAATCTTTTCAAAGTCAACGATAATGTCTGAAACATTGCTGATCTCTTCCACTGCTGGTTCAAGAACTCTGCGGCGTAAAGCCCGGAAGTCGTCATAACTTGCATCGTTTGCCCCCAAGTGGTCACGCAGCTGCTTCAAACCAATCTTGTTCGATGTCAGAGAACGATTCATCCAATCCCGAATCATGCTGTACATCAGAATAGACGCTTGCTGTTTCATCCCGATCGTATAGCGCAGGCGGTATTTGACGTAGCCGCTTCTTGCAATGTCGAAAAACACAGGCCGCAAGTCAGGATTACAGTTGATTGAAACGTCATAGGACAAGGACTCTCGATTGAACTTGACCTCTGCCTTTGTGAACAGCGGATACATCACATATTCTGTTCCATCTGCATTCAGTGGTACTGAAACCACGTTGCCCAAAAAGTGCTTAACCTGCGACTTCAAGTTCTTTGAATTGAGCTTCAAATCCAGCAGCTTGCAATATTCAGCCAGCGTAAACGACACGTTAGAGCTTTCGGGGTCTCTCGGATTGATACGGCTCAGATAGACCTCAAGCAGCCGAAGCTCGCCTGCTGTGTAGTCCGTAAACTTCGCCCAAACCAACGCCTTGCTCTTTTCGACAAGGTTGTTTCCTGTCAATTCTGGCATTGCATCACCTCATTTCTTCTACCCTATTATACCACTGTATCGTGTACACGTCAATTGTTCTGTACACAATTATTTTTTCAACAATCGACTTCCACATTCTGTACACAATGCTCCACTTTTTGTACACGATACCCTCCACTTCTTGTACACGTTCCTCCACTTTATGTACACAATGCTCCACTTTTTGTACACGTTCTTACTATATATATAAACAAGAGATAAACAAGAGATAAATAATCATCATCAAATAGTGACGACGATACATTCTCAACAATTTCTTCTCTTCAACGGGCAGATTGTGGAAAACGACAGCTTCTTTTGCTGAATAAGAAACGCCCATCAAGCCCTATAATCTACCTGACGGTTCTATCGTGTACAGAAAATGGAGTGCAATCACACCAATAGGGGACGAATTGACAAGTCATGCTTTGATGAACTGAAATTTCACGAGAGTTCGTTAATTACATCCGCAAAAACCCACCATTTACGATTCTATGGGGGACAAAATGACAACCCAAAACCATATTTATAACAGACCTATTGTGTACAAAAAGTGGAGCACGTCCCCCTATATACCGTAAAAACTACGATAATTCGACAATCAGCCAGTTATATTATTAGGATTCACGGTATAAGAATCGTTGGATTTCATGGCGGCTTCCGTTCCAGCGTCCTGCGCCTGATAAAGAATCTCCATCTTTGGGGCGGTTCCGTTCGGGTCTGGGTCTGTTCCGGTAGCCTGCGCCATCTCATAGCTACCAGACACCATCCGGCAGACAGCGACCCTGTCCTTCAACGGCGTGTGGAGGTTTGCCAGAATCTCCGTCAGAACACCGATATGGTCTGAGCCGTGATCTCCGTACCGGATGTATAGCAAGGCATCTATCTCATAGGAGGAACACTCCATCATGGCATCTATGAGAATTCGCCGTTTCTCCAAATCGGAAAGGTCATCTTCAAGGTGTTCCAGCAGCCCTGGGTGAATGCAAGCGTCCATGTATCGAGCCACCGATACGCCGCAGCAGGTGAACCAGCGCATAGCCATCGGCAGGGAGATTGCTGCCAGACCTTGCTCCCAATTCGCTACCGTACCACGATTCACGCCCATTTTTGCCGCCAATTTCTGCTGGCTCAAGCCGGAACGCATTCGAGCTATCTCCAATGCTTTGGCTGTTCTTACTAAATATTCATCCATAAATTCTCACCCCTTCAACAAAATTCGGCAAAACTGCCGGATTCGACAAGCCAAAAAATGGAAAAAGCTGCTATGGAGAACCAACAGCAGCCTGTGTTATAACTGTACCATCGAAAAAACAATCAAAACAGGAGGTAACAATATGATTATCATTGACGGAATGCCCGCATCTGAACCGAACGAAAACAAAACGCCGAAACCGTGGGAGGGTTAGTGTATGAATCAGATTGACACCATGCTCATTCCATATGCCCGCCAGACCGCCTTAAAGCTGGTCTACAACCTTGCAAACAACGATGCTGATAAGTTTGCTTATGAAGAAGCAAAAAACGTTCTTGAACGCGCCATAGCCGCCTTGGACGATGGGCGCGACCCGGCAGATAACATCGAACGCATTGACGGACAGCTTGTAGAACTGTGAAAGGAGAAGAAGATGGACTTTACGAATGGATTCTATAAAGCCGAAAACCCTGTCGTTCTTGAAGAAGTGAAAACTTTCCTCCAGTCAATGGAACGGCGTGGAGCAACAGTCAAAGACTTGGACGATGCCATTGTGCAGCTAAACAATGTTTCGCACAGCATCAGCACAAACGCGCTTGTCAAAGCAGATGTTCTGGACAAGTTGCCTGAAAACCCTTTTCGTTCCATGCTCAACGGAATGTTACAAAGCAAAGGGTAACTTAAACTTAATATGGCTCTTAATCATTGTCATTGCAATTTTTGGCTTTCCTGATGTGAAGTAATGAGTGTAAAGAAAATGTTCGATTTTTACGAAGTTGTTCAAAATACATTGACTTGACAACTGGAGGGTGTATAATCGTATCAAATGAACATCTGCACTTACCGATCGGGAGGATATGCCACAATGAGTGAACAGGAAAGAGCCAAGATTGACCGATTTATTGCATGGCTGCTGGAACACCCTGAAAAGATTCCGGTGGCAAAAGAAGTGATAACCAATGCATGATAAAACCCCTTGCGCATAAGGCTACCGAAAGCCCGGCGCAAGGGGTTTTATTTGTACCGGGTCAATCTTCACAGACCTTCATCAGTTTTAAGAACCGGCTAGAATCAGATTTTACGGTTTCAGTTCCGCTGTGGCCATCTTCATACGTCACATAAAACGTGACGCTGGTTTTAGATTTTGCGGATGCTGCTCCGTAAACAGCACCGGGCAATCCGGCAATTGAACTGCCAATGGCAGTACGGATGGCAGCACTCCCTGCCTTTTTGCTAGTGTTGGAAACGATAATTTTTGCTTTTACAGGGTTATGCGCAGCCCTGATTTCTTCTCTTTCCTGCGCCGCTTCCATTTTTGCTTGAACTTTTTGTGCTTCTTTTTTGGCTTTTCTTTCTGCTTTTGTGCCAAAGCAGGCCTGCCACTTGTAACAGCAAAGAACAATTCCAGCGATACCAACAATAGTGCTGGGTGTCCCATGAAGGCTGCAAGAAAAAACAAGCAGTCCAATGCCGCCAAAGAAAACTGCCTTATCTAAGCTCGTTCTTTTCATTGGCATCCCCTTCACATCGTTTTGATAAGCTTCATCAAAGCTTCACGCTTTTCTTTCGACATCTCCATCAACTTCTGCTCAATCCATTTGATATCCGCGTCAACTTCGCTTTGCGGCTGCTGGGGCGGGTTTTCTTTTTGCTCGCCAGAAACCAATGTATCCACGCTTGTTCCGAAATAAGAAGCTATCTTGTCAAGCGTCTCATATTTCAGGGTCTGCTTTCTACCGTTTTTCAAATCGGTCAAAGACCCACGGCTTGCGCCCGATTCCTTGCACATGGTGGTCACGTTTACTCCACGCTGCTTGCAGAGTTTTTCAATATTTTCGTACAAGTTTGCCATAATTCCAGTCCTCGCATTGTAAGGTTTGCTGAAATTACGCGAACGCTTAAAAAAGCCTTGCATTTTACGCGAAAGCGTATTATACTAAGACCGTACCGCGAAGGCGTAATGAATGATTTCTAGCAACTTCATTATATTACACTTATGCGTAAAAATCAATAGCCGGAGGTGAAATAATGGCTGAAAAAAAGCCTCTGTGTGACTTTGGCAAACAAATCGAGATTGCTCTTATCCAAAAAGACAAGACCAATGACTGGTTGATTGAAAAAGTCAAGGAGGACACCGGACGATATTTTGACCGTTCTTACCTTTTCAAGGTTAAGACAGGGAAGCTGGAAACGCCCGGCATCAAGAAAAGCATCTGCCGGATTTTGAATATTCAGGATTCGGGAGTGTAAGAAGGGAGAGAAAAAATGGCGAACATTCAAGTTTTTGAATATCAGAACAGCAAAGTTCGCACGGTTGATATGGACGGCGAAGCATGGTTCGTTCTGAAAGACGTGTGCGCTGTGCTTGGTATTAGCAATAACCGCATGGCTGCTGACCGATTAGATGATGACGAAAAGGGTGTCAGTCTGATTGACACCCTTGGCGGCAAACAGGAAATGGTAATCGTCAACGAAAGCGG